CTGAATGGATGAATTTTGAAGAAATTACTTTCTTAGGAACTACGCCACGCATGATAAATGGTTTTTGGTGCGGTGCGGCCCTCAAGAGCATTCTATGGGAGACTGTTCAATGGACCAAATCGAAACAAGCTGATCTTCGCGAAGTTGTGCAACAATGTATGGAGGAATGCTCTATATGGGATAGAGATTTCTTTGATTATTATTGTGACACAATTAACGCGATTTTGGAAGAAGAATTAATCAAACCCGTCTATGTTAATTATTATGAAAAACAGTTCTTAACCTGTAAAGCAAAGACTTTACCTAGTCTTGCTTTTTATGCACAATCGGAAGATCCAATTCGTTCTGCACCAGCAGTCGGTGGATTGACGATTATGACAACAGAAACAGGTTTTGATCAATCAACATCAAATATGCAAAATAGACGGGCTGATTTGTCAGCTCAAGCCATTAACGAAACTAGAATGGATCTGGATTTTGGATTGGACTCGATAATTTATCGAGATCGATACGTATGGGATTCGGCAGCGACTGGAGTTGCTTATAGTTTAGAAGTTCCCTTTGGATTATTGTTATCAGGAGAGACCGAAAATATTCAAAATATGCCCTTTGAGAGATTTATTTATATGGTTACAAACATACAGATCTTCTTTCAAGTAAATGGAAATCCATTCCAGCAAGGAATGATGGTTGCATATTTTGCACCTTTGGCTTCTTTAGCTAACAGTACTCCAACGATTGAGAACATCTATAATTACCATCATATCAGGATACAACCGAATGAGAGTGCAACACATTGTTTAAATATATCTACACAATGGTATCGTTCTGTACTAAACACCTTTGCAGGAGGTTTAGGAGAGGATAGCCTAGGATATTTTGGACTTTATGTTGTTGTACCTTTTACATCAGTAAATCCTGGTCAAGCGGTAATTACTATAAGCTCGCGCTTTTCAGGCACTGGCTTTTCTATACCACGACCGTTACCAAGTGGAAAATTTTCAGGTAAGGATAAATTTACGAACAAGAAAATGGAAAGACTTAAAAAGCTTACACAAGCTGCTAGGTATACTGCAGAAGGAGCAGCAAGTAGTAAAACTAATACTACTACTGTGTATAACATTGAAAATGTTGTTGGCTCAGTGCCAATAAATACGGAAATAGGATCTACGGC